GGTGTATGTCCGCTACCTTGAAATGCAGATCGATTATGCCAACAACGAGTACGGCAAGTACAACAACAGCATGGTGATGTATAACTCTGTGTACACCGCCTTTGAAAAACACTACAACAGAGACCATATGCCGATCAGTCGCGGAAGCAGATTTATCTTTTGACGGGAGGAATGATCATGAAATACCCTTTTTTGTCTGAACTTCAGGCATCAAGAAAAATGATTGACGTGTTCCGTGGATATAATCACAATCTCCGCATCGGTGACGGCGAGTTTTACGATATGACAAACTTGACTTCTGCCGATTATCCCGTTCTCTCTCCCCGCCCTGCGCGTGGCGTCTTTGCAGTACCGAGCGTTGTGCAAGGCATGATCACGAAGGATTCGCTATGCTACGTGGACGGCGGCGACTTTATTATTGGCGAAGATCGAATTTCTATGGGACTTACCGTTGACAAGGACGCCGGCGGCAAGGTTATCCCCAAAACTTTGATTTCTATGGGTGCATACGTCATTATTATGCCCGATAAAAAATACATCAATACCGCCGACCATACGGACAACGGCAGCATTGAGGCGACCGTGACCACAAAAGCCACCGTGACGATCTCGCTATGCAAGATTGACGGTGAGACATACGGCAATATGGCTATTCAATCGACAGCACCGACCAATCCCCAAAATATGGCCTTGTGGCTTGATACCTCGACCATTCCCAACGCTTTGAAGCAGTATTCCGCTACGAGTGCTATGTGGATCAGCATTGCTTCAACCTACGTGAAAATATCCGCCTCAGGTATTGGCATTCCTTTTTCCGAGGGCGACGGCGTTACGATCTCGGGCATAGAGGACGTAGCTCTTGCCGATCTGAACAGCTCTATGGTGATACAGGCGCGAGGCGACGGCTATATCGTGGTTACAGGTATTATCGACCAAGTGGTCACGCAGGAAGCAGCCGTTACGGTAAAGCGACATATGCCGAATATGGACTTTATCATAGAGTCGGAAAACCGCCTTTGGGGCTGCCGCTACGGCGACGACGTGAACGGCAATATGGTAAACGAGATCTACGCTTGCAAGCTTGGCGACTTTAAGAATTGGAATTGCTTTGCGGGCATTTCCACCGACTCTTACGCTGTGACCGTTGGTACGGACGGACCGTTTACGGGTGCTATTGCTCACCTTGGCTACCCGCTTTTCTTTAAGGAAGGCTGCGTGCACAAGGTATACGGCAACTACCCCGCAAACTATCAGATACTCACAACGGCTTGCAGAGGCGTACAAAGCGGCTGTTCGCGCAGCCTTGCCATTGTAAATGAAACCTTGTATTACAAGGCTCGTTCGGCGGTATGCGCTTACGACGGCTCGCTCCCCGTGGAAATCTCTTCCGCGCTCGGTGACGTATCGTACAGCAATGCGGTAGCGGGACACCTTGGCAACAAGTATTACGTTTCCATGCTTAACGACAGCGGGCGGTATGATCTCTTTGTTTACGATACCTTAAAGGGTATGTGGCACAGAGAGGATAACACTCAAGTGTTGCAGTTCTGCAATTGCCGTGGCGATCTCTATTATATCGACTGTCATGATATGCAGATCAAAACGGTGCTTGGCACGGGTACGCGCGACACCGCTCCTATCAAGTGGGAAGCAGTTACGGGCGTGATCGGTACGGATTCTCCCGACAAAAAGTACATTTCAAGGCTTGACGTGAGAATGAGTATCCCCGTGGGCTCGCGCGTGATGTTCTTTATCGAGTATGATTCCGACGGGCATTGGCAATATCTATTCACCATGGTGGGAATGAACCTCAGATCTTTCCCCGTTCCGATCAGACCGCTGCGGTGCGATCACCTGCGGCTTAAGATCGTTGGCGAGGGAGACGCAAAGATATACTCTATCTGCCAAACTATCGAGCGAGGGAGTGATTTGTAATGAGTTATAAATTAAGACCGCCCAGCATCACGGGTGCTACCGAAAAAGAGCAGCTTGCGCAAATGAAGAGCTATCTGCTTCAGCTTGTGGGCGATATTCAATATGCTCTCAATGACTTGGAAAAGAAGACTTCAAGCAACACAAAACAAACGGAGGAAAACAACAAATGAGTGTTACAAAAAAGCAACTTAAGGACAGTCCCGAGGAAAAGCTCAAAAAGGGCACTAACCTTGACGCGGACGGCGCGTCCGTGGGGTCAGCCCCTGCTGCTTCCGCAGGGAGTGCTCCCGCCGCGTCCAAGGGTTTTACTTACGACGACTTCTCCTATGACGACTTTTCGTATAACGATTACGCGCAAAGCGACACTGTGAAGCAGGCTTACAACGCGCTTCAGTCGCATCTTGCCGCAAAGCCCGGTGAATATCAATCGACGTGGCAGGGACAGATCAACGGCATGATCGACCGTATTCTGAACCGCGAGAAATTCTCTTACGACGTCAACGAAGACGCGCTGTATCAGCAGATGAAGGATCAATATACTGCGCTTGGAAAGATAGCTTCGCAGGACGTTATGGGACAAGCGGCGGCTATGACAGGCGGTTACGGAAACTCTTACGCTTCGTCCGCAGGTAATCAAGCCTATCAAGCATACCTCCGACAACTGAACGAGGCCGTACCCGAGCTTTACGGAATGGCTCGCGATCAGTACAACCAAGAGGGACAGGAAATGTATAACCAGTACGGCTTGCTTTCCGAGCAAGAGAACCAAGATTACGGCAGATGGGTTGACGGCTACAATCAATGGGCTTCCGAGAGGGACTACCTTCAGGGCGATTACAAGGACGAGCGTTCCTTCGATTACGGCAAATATTCCGACGAGCGCAACTTTGCTTACGGCAAGTACGCGGACGATCGTAACTTTGCTTACGGCGCTTATGCCGACGATAAGAATTACGCTTACACCGACTACCGTAACGCGATTGCAGATCAGCAATGGCAGACCCAGTTCGACGAGTCGGTTCGCCAGTATAATGAAGGTATGGAGTATCAGAAGGGACGCGACGCGGTTTACGATACAAGGTATGACACCGAATGGGCATATCAACAGGATCGTGATAAAATTTCTGATACAAGATATGACACCGAATGGGCGTATCAGCAGGATCGTGATAAAATTTCTGACAAGCGTTACGACGAGTCTTGGGCATATCAGCAGGAGCGTGATAAGGTTGCCGATACAAGATACGATTCAGAATGGGCATACCAGCAAGAACGTGATAAGGTTTCCTACACTCGCTATGACGAGTCTTGGGCTCACCAACTGGAGCGTGAGTCTGTTGAAGATGCAAGATACGACGATTCTTGGGCGTACCAGCAAGAGCGTGATAAGGTTGCCGACACAAGATACGACTCCGAGTGGGCATATCAGCAGGAGCGTGACAAGATTTCCGACACTCGCTACGACGAGTCTTGGGCACATCAACTGGAGCGTGAAGGGGTCGAGGATTCGAGATACGACGAGCAATGGCAGCATCAGTTGGATCGTGAAGCGGTCGATGATGAACGCTATGACAAGGAATGGAAGCATCAGTCGGAGCGTGAGTTTGTCGAAGATTCGCAATGGAATCAGACGCAACAGCTTAACATTAACGCGGATAAACGCGCACAAGAGGCTTGGGAAATGGAGAAAACTGCTTACGAGGAAGCAAAGGCTTCGGGCGGTTCGGGCGACGGCAGCGGCAGCAATCAAGCGGCTCTTGAACACGTGTCGTCTATGTCCTCTGCCGAGATCGTTGATACGATGAAGGCGTATAACTACGATGAGGACAACACCGGGCTTGCTGCATTCCTTGACGATTGCGTGGCTTCGGGCAGACTTACCGAGGAACAAGCAGACGAATACTACAAAAAGTACAGAACCGGAAGCGCAAACGACGTTTATGATACGACGGTCAATCCGACCTATATGGGCTCGATTGGCGGCGGCAGACCCGGCGGTTTACTCGGACCGAATGTCGCAATCAAATAATAACGGAGGGTAAAACATGGGCGTAGAGGACAGATATAAGAAAAAAAGAGAGGAAGAAGAAAAAGAATCGACTACTCTCTATAACGGCGTTGAAAACCGATATTTGTATAAGAACGCAGAAACGGTTGGCAAGGAAATCTCCAACCGCGTGAACAAGTGGCTTACAAACAACAACTACTATATTTCCAACGCACAGCACCGCTTTTCCGGGAATAACACCACGTTCAGAACCGATGCGTCCGATTGGCTGACAGCCGTGACCTCGCAGAGGGAGAATTTCCAAAAGGAAGCGGAAAGCATTAAGAGCGTGCTGAAGCAGTACAAGGACTTCTTTGGCGATGATTACGTCAGTTCCGTATTCAAGGCTCTTGACGGAAACTTGAAAGCGCAGGAGAGCGTTTTGGACGCTTCTACCAAGGACGTTGAATATTGGTCGCAATGGGCGAGCGAGGACGAATACTACACCGCACAGAGAATACTCGGCTATCAGAACAAATACGATGGCAAGAGCTATGAGGAAATTGCAGCTGCGCTGGGCAAGCTCAATGACGGTGAAGAAAAGGAATGGCTGAATTCCCACAGATACGATTATGTCAAGAACTCTCCCGATTACGATAACGCTTCCACTTCCGGTTGGGAAACCTATCTTACCGATGCTGAAAAGAAAAAGCAGGAAGCACTCTACGGTAAAGAGGACGAAAAGTGGTATGAAAAGATCGGTAGGTGGCTTGGCAGCACCGGCGCAACCGATACCACGTTGCCGATGGGCACTATGCCGCAGGTAACGCATGATCTCCGTGAAGATACTTCGTATATGGAGCCCGCGAGCAACTGGACCGACGAGCAGAAAGCCATTTACGGCTATCTGTACGAGACCGACAGAGGCGCGGCAGATGCGTATGCACAGGCTACTACCGAGGCGAACAATCAAGCGGAAAAGGAACAGAAGATTGCAGCTATTGAGGAATGGTCAGCCAAAAACGGCTTCAATAGCGCGGTCGCTACGCTTGCATCTATTGCATTGATGCCCATGAGTCTTGTGGACACGCTTGATGCCCTTGTACAATACAACGCAAGAGGCTTTGTATCGACTTCCGCTACTCCTTTGCCGGGTGAGATATCCAACGCTATCACAGGGGCTGTATCCTCCACGCTGAACGAAAAAGGCACGCTTGATGATAGTATTCCCGTCATAGGTGGCAAGGGACTTGGCGACGCTTATCAGCTTGGCGTGGGCATTGCAAACAGTATGCTTACTGCATATACGCAGGGGGCTGTCGGTACATACATGGTGTTTTTCGGCTCAGCATCTGCAAGCGGTATGCATGAAGCAAAGGACAGAGGTGCTACCGACGCGCAAGCAATCACCTACGGTATTCTTGGTGGATTGGCAGAGGCGGCAGGCGAAGCGTTCTCGGTTGATAATCTGCTCTCCATTGCCGGAGCGAAAGAACTTAGGGGCTTCTTTGCAAACGTTCTTAAGCAGGCGGGCATTGAAGCCTCCGAGGAAGGTATGACCACGTTGCTCAATAACTTTGCCGATCAGATCGTTATGGGCGACAAGAGCAATTTCAATGCTATGGTAGATCTGTTCATGACCCAAGAAGGGCTCTCCGAGGAAGAAGCCAAAAAGAAAGCTTGGCTCTCTATGGCGAACGATCTTGCTTTTGATATGCTTGGTGGTGCTATTTCGGGCGGCGTCAGCGCAGGAGTGCAAAGCGGAATTGGTTCGGTTATCAACTCCGCAAATAATACCGTACTGGGCAAAGAATACAAGGAGAAATTCGGCGCGGACATTGGCAGCGCTCTTGCGGCTGAGGCTGTGGAGATCGACCCGAACAGCAAGTTCGCGCAGAGAATGCAGAACAAGGTTGACAGCGGCAAATCCCTTTCCAACAGTCAGATCGGCAGGCTCGTACAGCAGAATGAGGCGGCTATGTATGAAAATGACATTGTCTCTATTCAAAAGGCGGCAGAAAACCGTCTTACCGAGCTTGGGGAAAAAGGCAACGTAAAGGCTATTGCTGCTGCTCTTACCAAGCAGGCGCAGGGTGAAAGGCTGACTTTTACTGAGCGCGAGGTAATCAAGAGCAGCACGTTCGGTCAGCGCGTGGCAAACGAGCTTAACACCGAGAATATCAAGTCCGGGGAATATTCGTCCTCTTGGGCAGAGAATATCGGCACGGACAGAATCAATGCAGAGGAATACGGCAGACTGCTGCAAAGCCTTGAAGCGGAAGCAAGTCCGCAAACGGCAACCGCCAACGCACCTGCCGAGGCTGTGAGTGCGGCAAAGACTGAAGCGCCTGCTTCGGCAGTCAGCCCGGCAAATGCTGCAAATCCCGCAGAGCTTGCGCCCGACATAAATGTCGGTGGCAACGCCTACACGGCAAGGACGGGCGCACCCGACACCA